CCCAGTCGTCGCTGGCTGCGTCCATCAGATGGCGTTCGCGCCCGAACTGCTCGGGGATGGCTTCGAGAAGGCGTGGATAATTCCCCTGTCCGTTGAGCGTGTAGGTCGGCGACGGGGTCTCGCCGCGGCCCGGCTGGTTCGGCTTCGGCGGCGGCAGCAGCGCCGAGACGATGAAATTGCCGACCATGGAGATCGCGCTGAATGCAACCGATGTCGCCATCGAAAACGCCTCAGTACCCTTCACAAAGCCGAGTGCCGTCGCGATCTCCGGCGCGAGCACGGCCGCGATCACCATCACCGCCAGCATGGCCAGAAGCCGCAGCGGGTTCGATCCGCCCTTGCCGCCGAGCGGCGGTGCAAACGCGACAAGCTGCTCGCCCGCCTGGACCGAAACCTCGGACCAGCGCGCACGAGGAACGGAGGCCATAAGCAGGTTATCGTCTGCACCGCGCGCCGCGACGAACACGACCACGGGCCGGCCGAGGTCGAGCCCGGTCAGGGAGAGGGCTTCGGCGACGCTCATGCCGGGCGAGAGCGGCGCCGACAGCGGATCGTCGCCTGCGGTCACGAAGCTTGTGGTCCAGAAGATCGCGCTGGGCAGGGGACCGCGCGCCATGGGCACCAGGCGCACATCCTGCGGCAGGCCGAGAGGCGGCAGGATCTCTGCCGCTCCGGCGGCCGGGGCGAGGTCGCGTCTCATGCGGCCTCGGCTTCCTGGGCTGCGCCGTCCGCGTCCGGACCGGCATAGGTCAGCCAGCGCAGACGCTGGAACCCCATCGCCACGAGCTGCAGCGGCGTCGAGGCGACCACGCCCGCTCCCTCCAGCGCATGCACACAGAGGCCCCGGTCGAGCGCGAACCAGACGCCCACATGGTGCGGATCGCGCGACCGGCCCATGACGACGATGCTCAGATGCACGGGCGACGGCGACGGCCGCCAAAGCCGCCGGATCGTGCGCCGGCCGAGGACGCCGAGGGCCGCGTCGACATCGACCGGCGGGATCTCGACCGCACAGAGATCGCGGTATGCGGCACGCACCAGGCCCAGACAGTCATAGGCGTCAGGCCCGCCCGCGCCGATCGCCCAAGGCTTGCCGATGCGCGCATTGATCCACGCGACGAGATGGTCATCGGCCGGCACGATCATCGCGACACCAGCCCGCGGAAATCCTCCGGCTCGTAGACACGGTCCGGGAACGCGGCATTCAGAAGATCGAAGAAGCCGATCGTCGCGGTGACGCGCATCAGATCGGCGACGGCCCGCTTCGCGGTGAAGCCGTGCATGGCGAATTCAGGCCCCAGATGCGCGCGATGCGCCAGATACTCGCGATAGCTGACCTGGATCGGATCGGAGGTCTGAACGGCAAGCTTCAGATTGGGCATCAGCTCGGCCGTCGCATTGTCGATCGAGACGCGCGCCTCGGGCAGCGCCGATGTCGAGTGCTCCGGCGGCACGACCTCAACCGGGCAGGCGCGGAACAGGACGCTCGATCCTGCGTCGGCCGGCGCGCCGGCCTCGATCTTGGCGGCCAGATCCTGCCCGTCGGCGACGATCCGGACAGCGCTGAGCGGATTGCCTTGATCGTCCACGAAGGCGGGGTGGCGGATTTCCAGCGTCGCGAGAACGATCGCCTCGCCGGGGGCGGACGCATAGGCTTCCTTGAGGGCTTCGGAGAAGACGTCGTCGAGCGTCGGCATGGGATCACCAGGTCAGGCCTGGAAAGCGCGCCGCGAGCGCGGCCTTGCCCAGGAACTGGAAGCCGTCCACCTCGACCGTCACGGGCTGCACGATCATGTTGCCCTCAAGCCGCGCCTTGCCGATCTCGGCGAAGCGGCAGGCACGCGTGCCATAGGCCTCGCCCTCGAAGACCGGCATGTCGAACCAGACGGACAGATCCATGTCGGCCGAGAAGCCTTTGAAGATCTCGTATTGCGCGGGCGTGAACGGCCAGGCGAGGGCGAGCTTGACCGGCAGGCTGCGGTAGCGCCGCCGGGCCCGCGCGCGGCCGTCGTCCATGTCGGACCGGACCGAGAGCCTCGGACGCTCCAGCTCCCACGCCGCCCGCAACGGCTGGGGTGGCAGGAACGCGGTGGGCCAGGCTGGATTGGGCATCAGGCGACCCTTCGCGACAGGCCGAAGACGCCCTTCAGTGCCCCGGTGAAGGTGCCGGTGTCGCGGCGCAGATCATCGGCGAGCGCGCCGCGTACCTCTTCAATAAAGAGATCGAGCGTCAGACCGCCCTGGCCGTCGCTCCCGGCCTCGGCGCGGCCCTCGCCCTTTCGTGCATCGTGCAGCGTGACCGCGATGCGCTGCGGGCCCGGGGCCGCGCCCCTGTCGTTCGCGGCGCCGCCCATCATCAAAAGCGCGTTCTGCCGGGCGAGCGCCGAAATCATGCCGCCCAGATTGGCTGCCTGCTCGGGCGTGTAGATCGGCTCGCCGTGCTTCACGATCACCGGCACTTCGCCGGGTGCTAGGCCGCCGAAGCCGCCGCCGTGATAGCGCGGCGCGTCGAGCCAGAGGGAGGCCGGGGCAAAGCCGCTGTCGCCGCCGGGCGATCCGGCGATGCGCCCGACATGGCCGCGGCCTGCGAACATGCCCCAGCCTTGAGACCCCCAGGCCTGCGATGCCGACCCGCCCATGCCCATCAGCCCCGCGACGAAGTCGAGGGCGAGGCCGGAAATCGCGTCGAAGCCAGGCTGCACGAAGCGCTGCCACGCCATCTTGGCGATCGTGTCTAGGAAGGCCTCCAGGATGCCGTCGAACGAGAACTTGCCGGACTTGAGGAGGCGCAGGAAGGCGGCCTCGCCCTCGCTCGACATCTGCTTCAGGCCGTTTGCGGCGGTCGAGGCCAGATCCTTCGACTGCGCGGCGAGGTCGGCAAGGCCGCGGCGAAGGCCCGCGGCGTAATCGGTCGCATAGCGGTCGGCCGAGGCGACGAGATCGGCGAACACCATCTCGATATCGCCGGCATAGCGCGCATGGTCTTCCGCCGACTGACCCAGGACCTCATAGGCCTTCTTGCGCCATTCCTGGGCGCTCGCGATCGCGGCGGCATAAGGGTCGCGCAGCTGCGCCGCCTGGCCCGCGATCTCGGCGGCGAGGGTCGCCTTTTCGCGGGCGATCTTTTCGGCCTCGCGGGCGGCCTTCTCGGCCTCGCGCTGCTGCGCCTTGGCTGCACGCTCGGCTTCTCGGATCTGCTTGTCGGCGATGCGCTGGGCGGCGGCGCCCTCGCGCTGCTCGCGCTCGGCGAGCTGCCGGTCGAGGCCTTCGAGAGCCAGGCGCGCACGCTGCTTTTCAAAGGGCGTTTGCGACGGATCATCGAGAACAGATTTGATAAGCGACCGTTGATTGGCCTCTTCCTCTGCGCGCCTCGCATCCGGGTTTAGCCGGTCTGCGAGATCGCTGACCTGCCGCCCGCGCGCCCGCGCGGCGCTCTCCCGCGCCAGCACCGTCTGCAGGCCGCTTTGGATTGTGCGCTCGATGTCAGAGCCTGCCAGAAGACGCCGCAGCCGCTGGACTTCCTGCTCTCGCTGCGCCCTTTCGCGGCCCGTCGCCCGCGACAGCAGGTCCTCCTGCACGCGCAATTCGTTGCGCCACTTCCCTTCCTCTGCGGTCTTCATCGCCGCCGTCGGATCGGCGCCGATCGATCCGATGGCATTCCAGGCGCCGGATGCGGCGGTTGCGAGCCCGTTCCACAGGCTGGTCATCCAGCTGACCTTTGCGCCCATGCCGTCGAAAGCGGCATTGACGATCTCGGCGACGGCCGCTTGCGCTTCCGCCTGCCGGCCCTGGGCCACCATGGTCTCGATCAGCTTGATTTGCTCAGCGTCCGCGATGCCGTAGGCATCAGCGAGATCTCTGATGCCCTTTGCCGGCTTGGCGATCTTCTCGGCCAAGTCGCCCATCGCCACCGACAGGTCCTGGCCCGTCGCCACGGCGTAGTCGCGGACGCCAGCGCCTGCTGTTGCCAAAGCCTCCGAGGAAACGATGCCGGCGCGCGCAAAGCCGACTGTCATGTCTTGCGCCGCTCGCACAGAGATACCGCTCGCAGAAGCGATTGACGCGGCGAGCGTTGATGCCTCGTTCGCCGTGAGGCCCATGCGATTGCCGGTAGCGGCGAGCGCGATATCGACCTCGCGGATGCTCGCCGCATAGCTTTCATGCGCGGCGACGCCCAGGGCGGCCGCGGCGACAAGGCCCGCGGCTGCGCCGGCGGCCGTCATCATGGCACCGCCGGCCGAACGCAGCAGCGGCCCGACGCCGCCCCAGGCGTCGGCCAGTTGGGGTCCCTGCTGCATCAGGATCGTCGTGGGCGAGATCCCCGAAGACAGAGAGGCGACGACGTCGTTGATCGTGTAGTTGAGCGCCTGAAACTTCTGCCGTGTCTGGCCGGCACTCTGGCCCGCACGGTCGAGCTGCGGCGCGGCTGCGGCCCCTGCCGCGCCCGTCCGTCCCAGCCCTGCGGCGGCGGTGCCCGCATCGGCGCCCAGCTTGCGGGCGGCGTCGCCCGCGGCGTCTTCGCTTTTCTTCAGGCCTGCGAGTGCGGCATCGGCCGCCTTGATCTCGCCGACCAGCGGCTTCGCGTCGGCGACGAACTTGGCGCTGACCGTGAAATTGCTCATGCGCTGCTCCCCCGTGCTGCGGCCGCTTCGGCAGTGGCCGCCAGCGCCTCGGCCTCCATCAGCTGAAGCCCCGGAAAGAGCGCCTTCAAGGCCTCTTCAAGGCCCATCAGACGCGCGGTCGGCTCGATCGCTGCGTAATCGAGCCCGGCGCGCATGGCGGCACCAAGGCCCGCGGCCATGAACCGCCATTGCGTCGAAAGGGCGAAGAAGAGGCGCACGGTATCCCTGTTCTCCGGTTCGATTTCGATCGGGCCCGGCGTCTCGTCGGGCCCGAGCATCTCCGCCATTTGCTCCGGCGGCACACCCTCGGCGGCGAGGTCGGCGGCCAGGCGGGCGCGTTCGGCCTGGCTTTCGCCGCGCGGGGCGCCCGCCCAGGCCCGCGCGACGCCGGTCAGTTTTTTGTGAGCCGCTTCTCCGTCATGGCTCGCCAGGCTGTGAGCAGGGCCTCGCGCACGATCGGGGTGGCGATCAGTGCCTCGATCAGGGCGGGTCCGTTCAGGCCGCTCTCGTTTTCGAGGCCGCGCACGTCCGAGACCGCATGACGCAGCAGCGCGATGACCTCGAACGCGCCGAACAGGGCCGAGCGCGGATTGGCCGACTGAAGCGCCCGGCCCGCCGTCTGGGCGATCTCGAAATCGGCGTCGGCGAAGACCCGGAAACGCGCCTCGAAGCTCTGCGCGGCGGCGGTCCCGCCGTCCTGCGGCACGGCGACGGTGACCGGCCACCAGACGAAGCGCGGCGCATCGGGGCTTGCGAAGACGAAGCGGGGTGCGTCGGTGTCCATGTCCGGCCTCAGGTGAAGGCGATCGCGAATTCGGTGAGCGGTGCGGATGCCTGTCGCAGGACTTTCAGGTTCATCGCCAGCGTTTGCCGGCCCTGATCGTCGCCATAGGCGGGCGCCATGATCTGCACGCCCGCGCAGGTGACAGCGATCCGGTTGCCGGCCGCGAGTGACGCCTGGTGCG